GGCATCCGAAGCTGATGCAAATGCTATTAAATCTGGAATCCAAGTTGGTGATAAAATTATTGAACAAAAAGTTGGGAGACCCGTTAACTGGATCATTGACTATAACAAAACTGGACCAATGGGTCTCAGCGGTCAGTACGATTTTTATTTCCAAGGGGATAAAGTTGGAGTTGATTCCGTTGGAGAAATCCTAGATGTTGCTGAAATGATGGGTATTGTTCAAAAAGGCGGGGCTTGGTATACAGTTGGAGAAGAACGTTTTCAAGGAAGATCTAAGGCTGTAGAGTATATCAGGGCAAACAAGGATGTGCAGGATAAATTGATTGGGGAAATTTATGACAAGTCTTGAAAAATTTTTGAATAAAGAAACTGATCCAAACACTGTTATGGATCCAGCAAGTGGTTCCTTTACCTGTCAAAACACGGAGTGTTTAGAGGTTGTTTATGAGGGATATGTTGATAGAACTCATGGAAAATTAAAGTGGACATGCAGTAAAGGCCATGACTCGGCGGTTGCTATTTAATGTCTGAAAGAGGCGAAGTTAAGCGTGATAGTGCAAAGGCACAAAAGAATTCAGGGCGTGGTGATTACCAAAAAGGCGACGCTGTATGGCATGATTTTGTGGTTGACTATAAAGAGTATTCAAAGTCAATATCTATTAGTAAGGAAATTTGGGCAAAAATCTGTACTGATACTTTTAAAGTATCACGTGAGAAATATCCTGTACTCAAACTTATCCTTGGTGGAGATGGAACAAAGACTAGACTTGCTGTTGTAGAATGGGCATTGTTTGAACAAATGGTAGAGTGTTGGGAGACACAAAATGATAACTGATCAAGATCAACCAGAGTTTCTAATCTGGTTTAACAATGGAGTAGAACGTGGCTGGATTAGTGATATGGTTTGTGCCACACACGATGGAATTCCCCCTATTGATGAAGAAGAAGAAAAAGAATGGGAAGAAGGCGGAGACCCATGTCAGTTTGTTGTTAGGATTTTAGAATGACGGACAAGCCTGTTATTGAACTTGTAAGTGAACTTACAGAGTTTAACGATATGAAAGCATACATGAATGATCCAGATCTTGACTATGCCCTTGATTTAATCATTAAATTAATTGCTAAGCCCGATGTGCCATCATCTAAGGCCCCTGATCTTATAGTTAAGATGCAAGCTTTGTCTGCAAAGTTTGCAGTCATGTCAAGATTTTACACCACCTTTGAAAAAGGCGGGGAGAATGCAAAGAAGAAGAATGTGTATTACACAGCTGAAGAAGCTATTAATAGATTAGTAGATGCCCTAAAGTATTCTGCTAGATATGGGGCATGATGAATATATTTAAGAAGCTATTTCATAAGCATGAAGTAGAAGAGGTTAGCTGTCCTTATACCATGAAAACATATTCTTTATGCAAGTATTGTGGAAAAAGATTTGGTTGGAGGCATACTAGTGGGTAGAGATATAATTGCAAACCTTAAATTTCAAAAGATATCTGATCCAGAAGGATTTGATCCAATTAAATTTGCAGAGATGTATGAAGAAGCAGTTTTAAGTGGAAAGAGACCAAATGAATTTACTCAAAAGAAAACTTTTAGTCCTAGTACTGTTGGCTATGGTAATGGTAACTGTCCTAGATATTGGTTCATTGCTTTTACTGGTGCTGAATTTGAAAATGAAACCGATGCTATGGGTGTCATTAACATGGATAACGGTACGTATGTTCATGATCGCATTCAGAAAGTTATGGCTAAGCTCCCAATCTTCAAAGCAAATGAAACAGAAGTTACCCATGATGATCCGCCAATTCGAGGATATGCAGATACGTTTATTGAATGGAATGGCAAAGAGGTAGTAGGAGAAATCAAGTCTGCAAAAGAAGAGATTTTTGCTATTCGTCAAGCTGAGATGCAGGGACTTACTTACCATAAGGTTCAACTACTTACATATATGAAGATCCGTGGAGCACAGCAGGGTTTTTTCTTTTATGAAAATAAAAATGACAATTCATTTCTTGTAATCCCGATTAATATGGATGAAAAGAATACTAAACTCGTAGACGGTGTTTGGGATTGGATGAGAAAAGTATATTCTGCATACGAAGCTAATACTCTTCCAGAAAGAACATTTACTAAATCTCAATGGGCTTGTAAAGGATGCCCAGTAAAGAAAGTTTGTTGGGCGGATAAAAAAGATTTGGGAGAAGTTTATATAGAACCTTTGGTGCTTGAAAAGTGAAATGTAGAGCCTGCGACAGTAAGAGTTTATTTAAAGCTATGGACCTAGGGAATCTCCCCCTTTCCCTAGAGTTCCTTTCAGATGAGTATTGTGATTTTGAAACGTTTGAAACAATCATGATGGTATGCAGGGACTGTGGCCTAGGGCAATTAACTGTTGATGCGGGGAGAGAAAGAATGTTCTCTGATTATACCTATAAGACATCTGTAAGTAATAGTTTTGTTAAGCATGCAGAAAAGTATGTTGATGACATTGTTAGTAATGATTTAATAAACAATAACGGATGGGTTCTTGAGATAGCAAGTAATGATGGTTATATGCTTGACTTCTTTATGCAAAAGGGCATAGATTGCTTGGGCGTTGAGCCAGCTGTTAACCTAGCTCAGATATCACTAGAAAAGGGAATACCAACAATAAATGAATTCTTTGGTACTGAACTTGCAAAAAAGATCCTTGAAGAAAAAGGAAACCCATCTTTAATTGTTGCCAACAATGTTATGGCACACGTACCAGATATTCAAGATTTTATGCAGGGAATTGCTATTCTATGTGGGGACAAAACTGTTGTAAGCATTGAGAACCCTACAATAATGAATATTCTTTTAAAGAATCATTTTGATACTATTTTTCACGAACATTATTCCTATTTGTCTGCCACTTCAGTATCTAAACTTGCAGAAAAATTTGGGCTAGAACTATTTAGTGTACAGGAAATACCAACTCAAGGTGGTTCAAATAGATATTGGATAATGAAAAACCCTCCATTTACTATGGACATACCTCAAAGAATTAGATTTGAATGGTCCAACGGTCTGTTTGATGAAGCAAAATGGCAATCTGTTATGAATAGAATAAAGAACAAGATGGCTGATTTTAAAGATAAGATTTACTACATATTGCATGATCAAAGTGTAGTTTGTGGGTATGCAGCATCTTCTAAAGCAACTGTTCAGATTAATTTTGCAAAAATTGGTGGCGATGCAATTGAATGTATTGCCGATGATGGAGAAGAAAAGCTTGGCAAATTTGTTCCAGCTATGGATAGAAACATACCAATAGTAAGCATGTCAGAAATGCTCTCTAGAAACCCAGACCATATAATTATATTCCCGTGGAATATACAAACAGAATTAACAGAAAAGCTTAGAGCTTTAGTACCACAACACGTCAGAATTTGGAGCTGGTTAGATTAATGATTTGTGCATATGATAAGTGTGATAATTCCTTTGAGCCTAGAACTCATAATCAAAAATATTGTTCAGATGAATGCTGTCGTAGTGCTACGAATGAAAAGCTAAAGGAGCAGTATTACGAAAAAAAGGCTAGGCTTGCAGGAAAGAAAAGGGTCTGTAAAGGCAGTAACTGTAATACTATTTTGAGTAGATACAATGAAAGCTCAATTTGTGATTCTTGTAAAAACAAAAGTAGAAAAGAAGAAAAAAGAAAAATTTTAGATATGGTCAGAGATGTCACTAGCAAAACTAGCTAAGCCACAAGTCAGTAAGGTTTTAGGTATAGATGCAAGTACAAATAGCTTTGCATTTTGCCTGATGCATGAAAAGACTGCGGTAAAGTGGGGAGAAATTAATTTTGAAGGCGGGGATGTCTATGAAAGAATACTCGACGCAAAAAATAAGATAAAAGCATTTAAGCATACATTAGACTTTGATTTCGTTGTTATTGAGGCAGCAATCTCAGTTAAATCTGTTCATACAGGAATGAAGATGGCATACGTATTTGGTGTTATAATGGGAGAGTTACTTAGTGATAATGTTGAAGTTGTTGAGGTTCACCCCATAACTTGGCAGTCCTATCTGGGTAATAAAAATTATACCAAGGCGGAAAAGGATGCAATCAAAGCTGAATTTCCAGACAAATCCGACAACTGGATTAAAGGAAAGATCAGGGAACGTAGAAAGCAAAGAACAATTGACTTTGCTAGAAATATGGGCATCAAAACTAAGTCAGATAACGTGGCGGATGCTGCGGGAATTGCATGGTATGCGATAAATGAGATTGTGTGAGGAGGTATAATGGCTAAGAGTTTAAAACTTTGGGAAAACAAAGACTGGGTATACAAGAGATACGTAGTTGAAAAGAAAAGTGTATTAGATATGGCTATGGAAGCAAAGTGCTCTCATATGACAATTCAAAGAGCGTTAGAGCGTTTTGATCTAATTAAGAAACCTAGAAAGTGGACTAAAAAATAAAAAGAGTATTATTGACTGGAGCATCAGGATTTGTGGGTGCTCATGTACTTCGTTACATATTAAAAAATACTGATTGGTTTGTCGTGTGCCCCACAACCTTTAGGCATAAAGGGGTACAGGATAGAATTAGTTTTGCAATTAAAGATATTGACAATGCTTTGAAAAGAATCAAGGTAATTAATTGTGACCTAAGCTCTCCGATATCTAGCTTAACCGCAAAAGAGTTTGGCAAAATTGATTATGTTTTCAATGTTGCTAGTGAAAGCCATGTTGACAGAAGTATTCAGTATCCTGAACCATTTATAATGAACAATGTATCTTTAATTTGTAACTTGCTTGAATGGGCAAGGAATAATGATATAGAAAAGTTCTTGCAATTTTCTACAGACGAAGTATATGGACCATCAAGAAATGGTAATAAGCACAAGGAATGGGACACACACCTACCTAGTAATCCATACAGTGCTAGCAAGGCTGCACAAGAAAACATAGCTTACTCTTACTGGAGAACATATGATATTCCTCTTATAATTACTAATACTATGAATATTATAGGGGAAACTCAAGACCCAGAAAAATTTGTTCCTAAAATTATTAAGAAGGTTTTAGATGGGGATGTGCTTGATCTTCATACAAGCAATGGCAGAATAGGTAGCAGATACTATTTGCATGCTGAAAACCAAGCTTCAGCACTACTGCATATTATTGATAGACCAGTAATTACTTTCAAAAAATCTCTTTTGCCAGATAAGTTTAACATTTTTGGTGAAAAAGAAATTAATAATCTTGATTTAGCAAAACAAATTGCTGATATTATCGGAAAGCCACTTAATTACAGTTTAGTAGAAGGCAATACCATAAGGCCAGGGTATGACATAGATTATGCTTTAGACGGAACTAAGCTGGAAGAATCTGGCTGGGAGCCTCCATTAAAGTTTGACAAAGCACTTGAGCAAACTGTAAAATGGACATTAGACAATAGAGAATGGCTGGAAACATGATATCCCCAAAAGACTATGAAGATCTTTATTTGCATGCAAACACTGCCCCATCAGGACTTAGAATCTTGGGGCAATGCATGAAGACTGCAAAGATGTTGGTTGACAAAAATATTTCATATGGAGACTCTGCACTTTCACCAAAACGTGTATTCTCAAAATCAGATAATGTCGAGCAGCTTAAGGTAAGAATTGATGACAAATTAAATCGTATTTCAAATTCTCAAGGCTATCCAGGAGACAATGATATTGATGATATGATTGGTTATTTAATTTTACTTAAAATTGCAGTTGACAAGAACAGGGAATATGAGTTATAATTAAGTATGCCAGTTTATGAATACAATTGTGTCGAGTGCGATACAAAAAAGGAAATAACTAGGGGCTTCAAAGATGATGAAGTTCTACCACCATGTCCAACTTGTGGATATAAAATGACAAGGGTTTACAGTCCTGCAGGAATTCAATTCAAAGGATCAGGGTTTTATAAAACAGATAATGGATAATGAAATAGAATTAGCTGGTCAATTTGATCAAATGAATAAGGTTGTTGAAGAATTGCTTAAAGGCAATACTCCTTCATCAATTGCCAGAACGCTTGAGCTTACACGTGTTCAAGTAGATACTCATATCCAAACATGGAAAGAGCTTGTTCAGGATAACAATGCTATAAAGGCACGTGCTAAAGAGGCACTAGCTGGAGCAGACGAGCATTATAATATGCTGATTAAAGAGGCTTGGCGTACAGTAGAGCAAGCAGATATGCAGGATGCACTTAACGTTAAAGCACAGACATTAAAGCTTATTGCTGATATTGAAGCTAAACGTATTGACATGTTGAACAAGGCGGGAGTCTTGGAAAACAATGACATGGCAGATGAGATCTTGGAATCAGAAAGAAAACAAGAGATATTGGTTGGCATACTTAGAGATGTCACATCCTCGTGTGATCATTGTAAATGGGAAGTATCAAAAAGACTTTCACAAGTAACTGGCCAAGTAGAGGCTGTAATAATTAATGAGTGATTTTGATATCTTTTTAGATGCATTAAGTGGAGATGAGTTTGATGAAACTCCAGCCACATTAGAAGACTTTGTAACTAAAAAAGAGTATCTTGGATTGCCACCATTGTCTGAATTGCAGTATACAATGATTAAAGCATCAACTCAAATTTATAAGCGTGATACTCTTCATAGAATTTATGGAGAAGTTGAAGGCGAAAAAATATTTAAACAAACTTGTAATGAAGTTATTCTGCAACTTGGTAAAGGTTCTGGAAAAGACTATACATCAACTATTGCTTGTGCTTACATGGTTCACATGCTTTTATGTTTAAAGGATCCAGCAAAATATTATGGCAAGCCTCCAGGAGATGCTATTGATATTATTAACATTGCTATTAACGCTGTTCAGGCCAATCGAGTATTCTTTAAAGGTTTTAATCAGCGTATCGAAAAGTCACCTTGGTTTCAAGGAAAATATGTTGCTAAGGCTAACATGGTTGAATTTGATAAGGGTGTTACCGTGCACTCTGGTCACTCCGAATCGGAAGCATGGGAAGGATATAACGTTATTGCGGTTATCCTTGATGAAATTGCGGGTTTTGAGCTAGAATCAACGTCGGGACATCAAAATGCAAAAACTGCATCATCTATCTATAAAATGTATAAGGGATCTATTACATCTCGCTTTCCAGATTTTGGAAAACTTGTGTTGCTTTCATTCCCACGTTTTAAGAATGACTATATCCAGCAAAGGTATAATGAGTCTATAGCAGAGAAAGAAATAGTTTTAAGGCATTATAAATTTAAAGTTGACCCAGATCTTCCTGATGGAACACAGGGAAATGAATTTGAGATTGAATGGGAAGAAGATCATATTGTATCTTATAAAATGCCAAAAATATTTGCATTGAAAAGGCCAACATGGGAAATTAATCCTACAAGAAAAATCGAAGATTTTACCGAGGCTTTTTATTCAGATCCAATGGATGCCCTTATGCGTTTTGCATGTATGCCACCAGAAGCAACAGATGCTTTCTTTAAAAACCGTGAAGTTATTGAAAAAGCATTTAGCAACCATAAATTAAATGTTGATGAATATGGTAGGTTTGATGATCATTTTCAACCAGATCCAGACAAACTTTATTTTGTTCACGTTGACTTAGCACAGAAACATGACCATTGTGCAGTAGCAATGTCACATGTGGATGGCTGGGTGACAATGAAAATTGGTGAAAAATATAAGGAAGCAGCTCCTAGAATTATAGTTGATGCTGTACGTTTTTGGACCCCGACTGCATCTAAATCTGTAGATTTTACTGAGGTAAAAGAGTATATAATTAGTTTAAGACAGCGGGGATTCAATCTAAAAATGGTTACATTTGACCGATGGAATTCACATGACATGATGCAACAGCTAAAAGCACATGGAATCAATACTGAATTACTTTCTGTTGCTAAAAAACATTATGAAGATATGTCTCTTTGTATCACCGAAGAGCGTGTACTTGGTCCACATATCCAGTTATTGATTGATGAATTGCTTCAGCTACGTATTGTTAAAGACAAGGTAGATCACCCCAGAAAGGGATCTAAGGACCTTTCAGATGCTGTCTGTGGTGCAATCTACAACTCAGTAGCCTTGACCCCTAGAGATATGAATCAGGACTTAGAATTGTATACTTATGGAACCGTATTCCAGTCTGATATTGAAAAGCTAAAAGAAGAATCTGATGCAAGATTAAAATCAAGAAACACTATTGTGGTACCAGATAAACCTGTGATGCCAACCACATTACGTGAATTTATGGGCATTGAAGAAGATGAGGATGACTTCCCTGTTGACAGCATGAGAATACTGTAGTAAACTACAGACATGATAGCAGACGGAACACTTAAAACAATCGAAGATGAGGAAGATATCTATGTATCTTTAACTCAACTATGTGAATACTTTACTCAATCAACTAACCTTATGGTGCAAGAAGTTAAAAACTTAGATGAAAAAGAAATCCCCTATGCTCGTGGTATGGTTGACATGATTGCAGCTATTGCAAACGAGTTTATTGAATTTGGAAAATTTGAAGCACAAAGGAGACTAATTGATAGTCCTGAAGATTTGCTTGCAATGATTGACAAAGCAGGCGGAGGTATAGTAGAATAATCCTATAATGGGATGTAGCTCAGCAGGCAGAGCGTTCGACTGTTAATCGAAATGTCGTAGGTTCGACCCCTACCATCCCAGCCAAGGTCCGTTAGCTCAGTTGGTTAGAGCGTTGCCCTGTCACGGCAAAGGTCGTCGGTTCAAGTCCGATACGGATCGCTTGGATGTAGTGTAATGGTTAGCACAAGAGCTTCCAAACCTCTTGGAGTGGGTTCGATTCCTACCATCCATGCGTGGCAACACTTGTATTATTTCTCGACGGTTGGAAGTTTACGCAAGTATCTAAGTGGACGCTAGCACGGCTTAGACGGTATCATCGGAGTACTCGGTTACTAGACCTTACAGTGTGGTGAAAGATAAACTGATCCGATATATTATTAACAAACTAACAGAAAGAGTATAATATGAATATGATGGCAGAAAAGACAGAAGAAGTTAAGTCTTATGTACTTGGACCACAAGATCGCTGTGACTCATGTTCTGCAGAAGCTTTAGTTTGGGTGAATGGGGTGGCGGGGGAACTTTTGTTCTGTGGCCATCATTATAATAAACATGAAGAAAAGCTTAAAGATTATGCTTTTGAGATTATTGATGAAAGAGATAAGCTGATTCAAAATAAATTAGTAGGCGAAGCACATGCATAATAACCCCGAGCTTACAGTAATTGATCCATTAACAAAAGATCTTGGTGATGGTCCAGAAAATATTAAAGTAATTAAAAATTGGATGCCAGAAGAGCACATTAAGACTCTGCTAGATTACACCCTTCTTTCTACAGGTCAAAGAGACTTGCAAAGTGAAATGAAATACCAGAAAGCTTTTTATGATAGAGAGCTTGCAAAAAGCTATGAACATTTGATGAGAGCTGAAGCAACAAGGCTATACGGTAGAGAATTCAAAAGAGATAGAACTGTTGACTTTAATGGGCGTAGAGAAGAAGTTGGGGAACATACCGATTTTATTGAGCCACAATTTTATGATCCTCTAGTACCTAAGAACCCAGCACATTATGACTATGGTTGGTCTGGTCACCTATCAATAATTGTTTATTTAAATGATGATTTTGAGGGTGGAGAAATTGTGTTTCCTCAACATGATATTTCAATAAAGCCAGAAGCAGGATTGTTTATAGCTTTTCCTGGAAACGTAAATTATAAGCATCTAGTCAACTCTTTTTCTGGCAATAAAAGGTGTACAATATCTTTATGGACAAGGTTTAAGGACTTTCGTTAAAATCAAACGGGAGTATCCTAGCCTGGTTTTGGAAGCAGTCTTATAAGCTGTGTACCGTGGGTTCAAATCCCACCTCCCGTACAAAGGAAATAAATGAATATACTCGGATTTAATGAAACATCACACGATGCTGCTATGGCATTAATTGATGATAAAAGCATATTGTTTGCAGGACATGCCGAAAGATATAGTAAGAAGAAGAATGATTGGTATAACAATAATGCCATATATTTAGATTTACTATCTTATGGTTTTCCTGATGATATTGCTTATTATGAAAAATCCCGCTTAAAAAGATTAAGAATCAAGCTCCGTGGCGGAGCAGCAGACTGGAAACCTGTATACAAAGGCATAAAGGCAAAAGAGTTTAAACATCACTATTCTCATGCAGCAGCTGGGTACTATACAAGCTCATTTGATGATGCTGTAATTGTGGTGCTAGACGCTATTGGGGAATTTAATACTTCAACAGTATGGACTGGCGTTGGTGAAAGTATAAAGCTTAAGTATAAAAAGAATTATCCATTTAGCTTTGGACTATTTTATTCAGCCTTTACACAATTGATCGGATTGATGCCTAATCAAGAAGAATATATTATGATGGGAATGGCTGGGTATGGTGACCCAGGTAGATACTTTCTTGATGTAAATAGATATTTCCCACACTTTAATAAGCAAAAATATAATTTTCATAAAGGTATAAACAATTGGCCTCATCAAATATTAAATGAACAAGATAAATTTGACATTGCAGCAGCAGTTCAAAAAGTTTATGAGATTAGATTAATTGAGTTTATGTGGCATGTCAGATCTATCACCAAAAAGAGTAAGCTTGTATTTATGGGTGGATGTGCATTAAATTCTTCTGCAAATACAAGGCTTTGGGAAGTTTTTGAAGATATTTGGATTATGCCAAACCCAGGAGATGCTGGTTCAAGTTTAGGTTCAGCATTAGCTTTGCGAGGAAAGCATATTGAATGGAGTGGACCGTACCTTGGATATGATTTGGGAAATGAATATCCAATTTATAAAATAATTAATAAGCTAATTACTGAAAAAGTTGCACCAGTTGCAGCGGGAAGAGCCGAATTTGGCCCTAGGGCATTGGGCAATAGAAGTATTCTTGCTGATCCAAGATATCCAGAAATAAAAGATAAAGTTAATTTAATTAAACAAAGAGAGTTGTTTAGACCATTTGCTCCAGTTATCATGGAAGAATATGCTCATGAATGGTTTGATATGCCTAAAAATGCCACCAGTCCATATATGCAATATACCTTTAAGTGTTTAAAACCAGAGCTTATACCGTCAGTTGTGCATGTTGATGGAACGTCCAGGGTTCAAACAGTTAATAAAGAACAGCACCCCGAATTGTACGAGGTGCTTAGAAGATGGAATGAGATTACGGGATGCCCAGTGCTTTTAAATACCAGTCTAAATATTAAGGGGCAACCTTTGCTTAATGATTGGAATGATATATCAGAGTGGAATAACATGTATAACTCTGATATAATTGTATAAGGTTGTGGGCAACACACCTTAGGTATGGATATAGTTACGAATAACCAAGTAACCCGTGTGAGTAGAGTTCAGCGGGAGACTCTTAGGGCAGCGTCATTCGGTGCTGGAATATTTGCCCACAGCCCCCTATTAAAGGATTAATATTGCTTAATGACATTTTTATTATTGGTAACTCGCATACCTATGCTTTAAATGGACATGAGGATATACATAGAATTATATTAAAATTTGATCTATACAACGATAATATAAGCAAAAACATTGAAAATAAATTTTATTTGCATCTTATATATCAAGTTGGTATGACAGCTTATTCAGTAACTGAGGGAAAATTAGAAGAAATATATAAAGAGCATATGGCTCCAGAAATGGCAGGTCATCATTTATGTATGTTTTTGGGTGATTCTGATATTAGATATTATTTGCCAAAACATAAAAATTTAGATTTTGTTGTAGAGAATTATGTAAAAAAATCAATTGAGTTTGCTGAAAAACATAAGATGAAATTAACCTTTATAACACCAGTTCCAATATGTAAAGATGAAGACTGGTCAAGGGATTCATGGGATAGAAGTATGAGTAATTTAAACAAAGAAGAAGCTATTAAAATTCATAAAAATTTTATAGAAAAGTTAAAATTTGAATGTAGTAAAAATAATATCAACGTATTTGATCTTTCAGAAAATGTATTGATTTCTGAAATGCTTGATAAATCAGAAACTATTGATAATAGACATTTGAGGAAAAATGTTAGTGAAAGGTTGTTAAATGAATTATTTTCAAAACTTCAAGCTTGACAAAGACAAAAGATTTGATGAAGAACTTAATTCTTATGGTCATCGTTGCGATGAATTTAAAACTAATCATGAAGGAAAAACTCACGTATTGTTTGCAGGATGCTCAGAAACATGGGGTATGGGTGGTAGCTTGGAAGAAGCATGGCCTGCAATTCTATATAAAGAAATAAATAAAATAGAAGAATGTTCAGGTTTTTTTGTTACTGCTATTCCAGGCGGAGGGTTTCAAGATATATATAGCCTTGTAATGGATTATATAGAGAAATTTGGAAAACCAAAATATTTATTTATTTTGTTACCAGATTTTACTCGCTTTAGGCATTATTATGAAGGCAAATATCATGCTTGTGTTCAAGATGATGATCAATGGCAACTTAACCAATTTGATTCACCATATTGGGGCATTAGGCAAAAATTTAATAGGGGTGAATATGATATAGAAAATCTATTTATCAACTATTTGTTAGCAACCAGACTTTTTGAAAAATATTGTAATGCAGAAGGAATAAAACTCTATTGGTCGCAGTGGCATCAACAGACAAGGCAATGGTATACTGAAAAGGTAAGAAATTATTTTAGCAATTTTATTGAATTTCCAGATAATTATCATGATTCTATTGCACAAATATATGCAAAAAATAATAATTTGTCTATTTTAAAGCCAGATAATCATTATGGAAGTGCGGGTCACAAATATTTTGCAGATGTTTTTTACAATAAATATAAGGAGAACCATGGATCATAAGTATTTTGAAAAATCAAATCCTGAGCTTGATGAGTATAAGCTGTGGATGTCAGACCAAATTGAAAGAGTAATTGATACTGATGATACTCCTCCGCCATGGACAATTCCAGGGGATCCTGAATGTAAAACTACTTATATATTCAATAACATTGGTTTAAGGTGTGATGATTTTTTTAATCCTCCACCAAAAAATCATATACTTTTTGCGGGAGATGAAATTAGTCTTGCTCAAGATGTTGATATAGAAAAAGGATGGGCAAATGTAGTTTACAGGGCATTGGACCCAGTTGGTGGAAACTTTAGAAATTTATCAATCCCAGGATCTAGTGCAACTAAAGTTGTTACAAATCTTTTTAAATATTTTAAAACTTATGGAAACCCAGATAAGCTTTATGTTTTGATGCCAGAAGTAATTAGGGGCATAGGCGTAATTGAAGAGTTTGGTGTATTTAAACCAAAGATGTACAGACAGCACATGGATATCACTCCTCCAGGAATTGAACATAACAAAAAAGCAGTCCCTCATGATGTGCCTATGACATTGCTTGCACTCACCTACCTACAACAAGTTAGGTATCTAGAACAATACTGTTATGCAACAGGTATAGACCTTAAGTGGTCTTCTTGGGATGAATCAACAAACCTTTTGTTAAAGCAGTATAACCATAGGTTCTTTTTTGAGATTGATATGCCTGATGATGACAGAGATATTTGGAACGGCGGATGCCAAGAAGTTTTTGCTAAGTCATTCCTAAAAGAACTAGGAGTATAATATGGATATGGAACAAAAAATAGCCCACTTTCACCCAGATCAAGAGCCAGACTATACGCCATATGCAGAGGAATTTGCAAAGCTTGGTGATAGCCCTGAAAGAATTGTTTTGATACATGACTTTATATCAAAAGAAGATAGAGAAACGATCTATAATTATCTTGAAGAATATAAGGATGATGAAGGTTTTCGAGGTGGCAACGATAAGCGTTATGAATTGGTAATTAAAGAAAACCCACATGTAGCAGGACTTTTGAAAAAATATCAGGCAAAAATATGGGATGTTATTCAGGAAAACTATGCCAAACCATTTGGTGTCAAGGTAAATCCAGAACCTATAAATACCTGTCATTTTGTTAAGTGGACAGAGGGAATGTCAACTGGATTGCATGCAGATTGTGAAAGACCAGACGGTACACCAGCTTTTCACGCAGATTTTTATAGAATGAATGTTTCGTTGCTGGGCTATATTAATGACAATTACGAAGGCGGAAGAATTGTATTTCCTGGACATGATGTAAGTGTTAAGCCTCAGGCGGGAGATTTGATAATGTTCCCTGGAAGATTTAGACATCGTGTTGATGAAGTAGAGGGTAAGCAGAACAGATATACTATGCCTACATGGTATACATTTGATTTGCCAGAGTTGCTCAGACCTCAACCAGGCCTTGATGCGTCTGATTCAGTCATCCTTTGGTATGACGAAGGTGAAGATTACTCAAAAGCAGAATTGTTTTAATAGTGAAAAAAATTAAGTTTATGGCAAAAGATCGCCAGACGTATGATCTTCATGAACCCCCTATACCAGCAATAAGTGGTTTGCCACAATGGTATAAAGATATTCCTGCATATAGAGACACACAACAAAAAATATTTGGTAGAAATGGTAGTACAGTAAAGCAATGTTTACCATTTTTTGATGCTATGACTGCTGGTTATCTTGTCACACTTCCTTGTGATATTGCTGTGACAAGAATCAATGGCAATTTAAAAGTTCAATGGCAACCAGACATGCCTTTATTCGACCTAGAGAATCATGAAAGAGCTATGGGAATTCCAGTTCCACCACATCATGATCCAACAATATGGAGAATGGTTACTTATCCAGCAACTATTGTCCCAGATGGATACAGCATTTTAATTACTAACCCCATAAATAGATTTGAGCTTCCATTTACAACTGTCACTGGTTTTGTTGACTCTGACAAGCTTCATGGAGCATTGACTGTTTCAATGTTTTTTGTTGGAGATTTTGAGGGTATTATAGAAAAAGGAACTCCAGTAGCACAAATTATACCAATTAAAAGAGAATCTTGGCAGCATGAAATAGTAGAACCAGATGAAAAGTATCTAGCACAAAATTCTTTTAACCTTTTGTCCAAAATGAATAGGTCTTATAAAAACCAGTTTTGGAACAAAAAGATGTATAATTAGTCTATGACTGATGCACACAAACAAAAACTTAATTTACATTTAATAACTTCAATTCCAGAGCATTCTCCGAGAACTGGGGATCCATACTACAAGTACTTTATGCAAGCAAAAGCTCGTATAAAGAAAACTGGTATGTGGAAATGTATAATTAATGATGATTTGTGTTCAGGGGAACCTGAATTGCACCATTCATTTGTAGAGTTTAGCCAAATTGCCAATATGGATCCACATAAAATTGAAGCAGCATTTGGACTTCATTTTGAGTCTGATGATGATTTTCAAAAATGGATCGAAAGCCCAGGAAACTTAGAAGTTTTATGTGCTGCACATCATAGGACGCATTTTGGTATTCACTCTATACCCGCCCCATTATGGGAGACTTTTAGATTCAGAAAAACGGGGACTGAACCCGCAGCTGAGGTAATAACAGAACAAGATAAGTGATATAATAATCATATGACTATTGAAAAAGACTTTGCAGCCAACTCTGGCCGAATTAGCGGTGGGGTTGGTTGGTCTATTCAATTTAACACTCCAGATTGCCAACATGGTTGGTCAGTTATGAAAGAAGGAACAGGTCAATCAATTGGGTGTTATTTTAAAGAAGAAGACGCACAGTCAGCACTGGAAGCACTTGCAGTTACTGAGCCAATTGTAAATAAATGCATGACATGCGGTTGTGATGACCCAGGAAATGATCATGTGCATATTCCAGTTGAAAAAGATGATGTTAACGGTCAAACAAATCAAAACGAACAACCAGGAATTGGTGCTTTTAATTTTTGGAATGGTGCTTTTGCTCCTGTAATTGGATCACAGTACCTTGATGCAAGGTTTATGTCAACTTATAATACTCCGCCACAAAATGATGGTAAGCCGTCAGTTGGATATGGAAATCATTCTGATCCAAAAGGAAGAAGCAATTCATAATGCTAAGTAGAATAGGCTTTTATATACAAAAATATCCTGCAAGAGTTTCAGGATATGTTTCAGCTATTAGTCTTAATGCCATGAAGTATTGGACGAATGTACCGTTTGGTCTGCTTATCCCTATTGCAATGTTAATTGTTATGATGGGTGAAGGAAGCCAGAGAATGGAAGATAAAAAGACTCTTGAAGCGTTATATACTCATAACGACCCAAATAAGCCTGATGAGGAGATTCTAGCTGCAATGGTAGAACATTTAGAGAATTCTAAGAAGAGGAGAAGAAATGTCAGAAAAAAATGAATTGGTTGACGCTTTAGTAAAACTTCAATCACTTGTTGTAAAAATGTATGGTCAAGCACACGGTTACCACTGGAATGTTGAAGGTGCTGGATTTCCTCAGTATCATAAGTTTCTTTTAAAAATTTATTCTGATGTATATGAGTCAATTGATCCAATATCAGAAAACCTTCGCAAGTTGGGAGCTAAAGCCCCATTTGGCGTAAAAGAATGGAACGAAAATAGCGACCTGGAAATTAATGATTCTGAAGGACTTGGCCCTAAACAGATGTTTCAAGAACTATTAAATACAAATACATTAGTACTAGCTATGCTTAAGCGTACATTTGATATATCTAATGAATTAGATGAACAGGGAATTTGCAACTTTATTGCTGGAAGAATTGAACAGCACCAATTTTGGGCTTGGCAGTTGACAGCAACACTCAAACCTACTATAATGTAATAATAACCTAGAAAGGGCATTTAATGCTTAATAAAGAAGTTCCACCACCATACAAAGATAACGTAAATTATGTAGAAGATTTGACAATGATGGGTGGCAGACGTTTTGAACCCAAGGTAGAGCATAAGTTTTTTTATAGAGACCTAGATTTAGACCTAAATAAGATTAGTGATGATCTTCATCGTGAATATGAAAGAATCAAGAATGCAGAAATGCGTGGAGTAGCTCCATTCAATCGTGAAAAATCTTACACAGAGTTTTTTAAAGAATCAAATTCTATTTCAACAATTAAATCTCGTGAATACAATGTGTTTCAAATGCATTATGATTGGGCACATGATTTGTTTACAGCTGTAAATCAGATGGCTCAAGAAGCTTGTGAATACTATGGCGTTAATTTTAATGATTATAGATTTATTGCTCAGTCTTGGTTTAATATTAACAGTAAAGATAAGGGCGGTAAGCTACATTTCCATGATCATACAAGAAAAGATTATGGCGATATTGCCTTCCATGGCTATTTCAGCGTAAGTGCAGAGCCTTCTCAAACCCATTATGATGTTGATGGTGTTCTTAAAGTAAATGAAAATAAGAATAACCGAGCAATTTTGTCTAAGACTGGTTACCCACATGCTCAAGGTGATTGGGAATGGGATGGTCCTCGTATTACCATTGCTTATGATGTTATTCCATTGCATACCATGCAGCAGGAAGCTTTTCTAAAGATGCCTATCTTGGAAGAAACAGACAAGCTTTGGGAACAGCATTATAACCCCTTGCCAAAGAAGTTTTAATAGTGTAGAATACAAGTAACAGAAGGTCCTCAGGGGCCTTTTGTGTTTGCCCCCATAGCTCAGCGGATAGAGCGTATGGTTTCTACCCATCAGGTCGGGAGTTCAAATCTCTCTGGGGGTACGCAATATAACTACTAACAAAGGAAAGAAATGAAAGCACGTAAATCCATCATAGTTCTAGCAGTTATTCTTGCTGCTATTGGTTCGGTATGTTTTACAATTAGTAAGGCAACTGCAGCGACAACTCCATCAGTTGTTATTATTGATACTGGCTACGATCCATCTGTTACTCAATTTTCGAATAAAATTGTTTATGAACAATGTATCACAAGTTTTTCTCCTTCTTGCCCGAATGGTAAATCTTCTCAGTCAGGAACAGGATCTGCAGCATTGACTCCAGCACAAATTAAGATTGCTGGTATGGGTCATGGTAGCGAAATGCTTTCGGGTGAAATTCAAACAAATCCAAATATTAAGTTTATTTACTTCCGTGTATTTTCGGTATACTCGACAAATTCGTTCGGTCCATATGATACAGATTTGCCTACAATTCTTAATTGGGTACAAGCAAACGCATCCACATACAACATTCAGGCTGTTGCTATGAGTTTTGAACGACACGTCACTGGTGCATGTCCTATCAACACACCACTTGCTACTGCAACTGCAAATCTTAAGGCATTAAATATTCCAGTTTTTGCAGGTGCTGGTAATGACTCAGATTCTACACACATTGGTTTTCCAGCATGTAATACTGGTATTATCCCAGTCGGTGCAGAGATTAATAATGTGCACCAGCTCTGGAGTAATGCAGGATCGGCACTTGGCTGGGATGCAAATGGAAGTTTGTCTGTAATTTCACTTGGAAATTCAACAGTACAATCAATTGGAACATCTATTGCAACCCAAATATCTGCTGCTTCTTGGGTGGCAATTCGACAAGCAAAGCCTAATCTAAACTATTCTCAAATCTATAGTTTAATTCAAACTACTGGTCCAAAATCTGGCAACCAATATGTTAGTAATATCCCTACTTTAGATTTAACAAGTGCTTTGAAGTAGAGTATAATTAAAGTATGGAAGACGCAGATTTTGATGATTTTTTTGATGGACTAAGCGACGAGGAGACTGAAGAAATAATTCAGTTCCTCGTTGACAATGGTGCTGCTGTTTGGGACGGGATGGACCAATACGGAGAAAGAATGTTTAAGTTCAACATGGATGTTCTTTCAGTAGTAATGCCAGCCCTATACCAACAAATTATGGAAGATGTAGATTTAGCAATGTTAGATCTATTTCAAAAAGGTTTAGTTGATATAGAATATAATGAAAACTTAGAGGCTAACTTTAAAGTATCGGAAGCTGCAAAAGCAGAACTTGAAGCAATGGGCCTCACATATCTCACAGAAGAAGAAGAGTAATTGTCTAAAATTGTAAAAGCAAGATTCGATTACAATAACCTAGGTCAACTAAATGACAACGAGGTTGAAGATTCATATACAATTTCTCCTAAACAATTAAAAAATGCTAAAATATTTTCAAAGCGTGAAGATTATATACAGACCTTACCAGAAGGACTTAGGTATTTAGAGGTTGGTGTAGCTTGGGGCTACTATTCTCTATTGGTAGCCAATCAAAAAAATCCATCAGCCATACATTTACAGGACCTTTATAATCAGGATCATATGTGCTGGGGTCAAAGATACAACGGGGTCTGTTCTTGTAGCCAGCCACATGGCAACTACACTGCAGATACCCACGAAGCTTATATTTTAGAGCTATTTTCAGAATATAATGCTAAAACCTTTAAGGGTGATAGTAGAGATATTTTGCCTAAAATTCCATATAAATATGATTATATTTACATAGATTCAAATAATGATAGAGATTGTGTTACCCCTACCCTATGGGCAGCATCAAAACTGGCTGAAAATGGCACTATTATAGGTTTGAACGATTATGTTATGTGGGATGGTATAATTGAGGAGAAAGCTTACGGTGTTTCTCAGGCGGTAAATGAATTCTTGGAAAAGAATACTGATTGGGAAGTAGATGCATTGGCACTACATCCCCTGGGCTTTTATGATATCTATATCAAAAAGTGTATAATAGACTGAAGGTGGTGATTTAAATATGGATAACAATCAGCAAGGTAAAGAAGGCGGAGTACAGCAATCAGCTTCCGCTACTCCAGTAACAGAGCAAGCAGGACCAGACGGTGGCTCTAAGTCGCCATCAACAAATGACCTAGGAGTTAACTCTCCACGTGTTGCTACAACATCAGGCCCCTTCACAGGGAAAGATGTTTCAATGACAACACCTCAATATGCAGGTGGGCCAATTGCAACAACAGAGCCAGGGTCTCACGCATAATGAATAAAGAAATAATTAATAAATTTATTGGTGATGCTAAAGATGCTATTGAAAAAGCAATCGGAACGTCATCATCAGTAGGACAAGAGCGGGACGAAAGAACCGTAGAAAATTACGTCAGACAAACTGCTAATACAAATATAATAGCATCGCAGCCTGGCGATTACACGATTGGAGGAAACACAATGTCAGATCAAACAACAGAGCCAGATCCAAAGGGAGACATTGCTGTAACAAAAGATTTTCCATCTGCTTCAGGTGGTCCATTGATTGGTTCAGCTACAAACCCAAATGGTGATTCATCAGCTTCTGCAGCACCAGAAGGTCCAGTTCCGACTGAAGAGACTTTCTCAAGCTCAGCAACATCTGCACCTGCAGCATCACGTTCAGACGAGATGGCACAGCCAGAGAAGATCACAAAGTCAACAACTTGCCCAGATTGCGGTGCTAACATGGTACACGAGTGCTGGGGAGATTCATCAAACGTAACTAAGGCTGCATCTTCAGATGAAGTTACAGAAGATAACTCAGATGACCAAACTGTCGAGAAAGCTGTTGATGCACCAGTTGCACCAATAGCAGAAGTCAAGAAGTCACTTTGGGGCGGAGCATTCGCACCAGTTAAGTAAATTAAATATATACGTATATATTTACACAAGGACGGGAAACCGTCCTTGTGCATTTCAGAAAGGAAAATAATGAGAGTTTTAGTGTTTGGAAGTAAGGATTGGGACGATTACAATGACCTTATTAGACAAGTAACTCTTTTAATTGAAGACAACAGACATTATTATCCAGACGATAAAGAGTGTATTTTTGTCCATAAAGGAAACTACGGTGCTGAAAATATGATCACCGAATATGTAGGAAAAACAGAAAAGTTTTTACGTCAAAAAGGATATAAAATCAAAGAAGAATTGGTTAGAGATAAATCATCTTTTTCTGATTTGACAATGATTGAATCTGCACCAAATATAGCTTTACTTTTTGGGGAGTCTCCAAGAATAAAACAGTGCCTAAGTTTGCTAGAAACATACGGAGTTCCGTATAGACATTTTTTAAAATAAGCTTGACAAAGCATAAACAAAACTGATACAATATATAAACCTACTAGTTAGAAAGAAATATAATGATTATTCAAACTCATCACAAAATCATTGGTGTACAAACCGTTGACCACATGCTTCCAATTGCTCCAGATGGTCTTCCACCAGAGTGGGACACTCTTTCAGTAAACGATCAAATGGATTTTATTAAAGCTCATCAAGAATTTGAAAAGCCGTATGCAATTACAGTTCAGCATAATGAATTGGTTAAGACCGAGCAGGTTAAGGATTATACATTTTAATGACCACTATTAACCCTTTGGGAAGCTTAATCCTGATTAAAGAACAAGAACAAGCTGATAAGACAACCAAGTCTGGACTTGTTATTGCATCAACAGTTATTGATGATGTTTTGCGTCGTGGAACAGTTGTAGCAACTGGACCAGGAGATTACCATAGCAATGGTGACTTGCATCCTATTCCGCTTAGTCCTGGAGATATTGTAATTTATTCTCCAAATCATGCTACTGAAATTGAAGATCAAGATGGCAATAAGTATAAGTTTATTAATTGGCGACAACTATTTGGAACGGAAAAGTAAATGGCTAAGATTAATCTAGACTATGAAGCAGCACACAAATTTGTTGAAAACAACAAATCAAATGGGTTCTTCTGGGACAATTATACAATTGTTCGATGGACACCAAGCAACAATGCTTTTATGGAAAAAAATGGCATGTTTAAAAACAATAAGTGGGGCTTTGTTAATCGTTATCATTTAAAGTCCGATGGTACATGGGATATAAGTGATAAATATGCCAAGTTTATTTAATTTTCTTGGTATTGATGAAGAAGACGCCGATTGGTATCATCTTGCAGCATGTAATGGCATGACTGTTAGCTCTAAGTATGATTGGTTCTACGACCTATATGAGACGGATAAAGTTGCAGCACAACAAGTTGATCAAATTTGCTTGAATTGTCCTGTAATTAAAATTTGTCATGAAGAAGGCGTAAAGAATAAAGAAAAGGGAGTATGGGGAGGTGTTTATATGGATCTTGGTAGACCAGATAAACAACATAACTCACATAAAACTCCTGAAATATGGAAACAGCTAAAGAGACTTCATGGCAAAAATACAGTACACCGTTGATATGGCTAAGAGTGTTAGGAAAATCAAGCCTCCAGTTAAAAATCTAATACTGGATGTAAGGGCAAGACCAAATTACCTAGCACTTACTGTATATGAAAGTAATATCATGGAGTATAGCGAATCTGATAGAATGGCAATTATGGAGTATTTGCTACAAGTCAGGGACCTTATAATTTCTTATGGAACACCGTGCGAGCTAGAAGGGATGAAATATACTGATGAGCAATCAAGAGCAAGAAGAAAATGAAAACACAATTACTTATGTATATGTGCCAGATGAGGATGTATATGGAATTATAGAGACTCATGGAGCTTGGGCCTCCATGATTACTTATTATGATGAGGGAGTCAAATACACCATTGAAATTCCAAATGACGAGTTTATCGAGGTAGATGAGATAGGTGTAGGATATATAGATGAAACAGGAGATAATTTATAATGCTATGTTTTAGCTGCGGGAAGCAAAAAAATGAGCTTCAGCCACAAAAATCGGATATACTAAGTGGTGTACAGCTACTTATGTGCCAAGCTTGTATTGATGAAAAGTACGAGCCTAGATGGACAGTAGTTATGGCGGGTAGACAGTATGGCCCTGAGCATGTCAGAGAATATATTGTTAAGCGTCGGTACTTGGGCAAGACTATCATGGCGGAGGAATTAATTGCTTAAGATCACAGATAATGTAGAAGATTTTAAGTCAGAAGATAAGTGTGTAGTCTATTTTACTGCTGAATGGTGTGTTCCATGTAAGCAGCTAAAGCCACAGTATGGCAAAGCATCAGTTACTGATCCAAACACAAATTATTACATGCTGGATGTTGATAAGGTATCCACAGATCATTTGTCTGGCTATGGCATTCAAAGTATCCCCCAAGTTTTTGTGATGAAAAAGGGTGAAATTGTTAAAACAATCAAGTCTCGCACATCAGATGGAATCATTTTGGAAAAGGAATCGGTAGAATAAATTGGCAAAGCACAGATCAGAAATCTTCAGGCTAAGCGATGAGTATTCTCATAAGTTAGCAGAAGACGACTATATCAGTGCTACGTGGAATCATATCCACGATAACGATCATAGATGGAATGATTATTCATTTCACGAAGTTGACCCATTTTTTAAAAATGCAAAATCTTACAGAAAAAAAATTGCTGCACAATGCCCAATTGATTACTATGATGAAGTTGCACAAAAGGTAATTTTGAGTGGTATTGATGATTATATTGAGACAGCAAATGATAATTGGCAATATACAAATTGGGGATCAGTGTTTTCTGAACCAGAGGGTATATACAATGTATTTGAGCATATGCCTAAAGAAACTGTTAATGATATTTCGAATATAATTAAGCGTATGTCTAAAATTCCCATTGCACTTAATGAATGGGCAGATGCTCTTATAAAGACAAAAGAGAAAGGCCTTGTAAATGCAAAACTTCGTGTTCAATACGTAATAGATATTTTAAAAAATATTGGAGAAAAAAAATTATTTTTAAAATTTGCTATGGATATTGATCCAAATAATAAAAAGTTGATTTATGCTGCCCATAAAGCAGATACAGCTTACATTATGATGGCGGGTTTTCTTATAGATTATAAAGACAAAGCTTCTGATGAATACTGGGTTGGTGAAGATAGATATATTCAATTAGTTAAATCTCAAACAGGACTTACAATTAATCCCCGTGAAGTTTATGAGTGGGGACTTCATGAAGTAGCAAGAATTAATGAAGAAATGTGGAAAGTTGCAGCAGTAATTAAGCCTAATGCTATAAGTTTGACTGATTTAGCAGATGCATTAAATAAAGATCCTAAATATCAAATTGAAGGTAAAGAAAACTTTAAAAAGTTTCTTGAGTCTATTACAAATATGGCTATAAAAAACCTTCACAACAAGGTTTTTGATATTCCTAAAGCTGCAAGAGATTGTAAAGTAGAGCTTGATGAGGTTACCATTGATGAGTCACCGTACTATCTTGGACCATCTGATGATTTAATCCGTCCAGCAAAAACTTCATATCCAACATTGGGAAGAAATGTATTTTCAACTTGGGAAAATTATTCTACTTGGCTTCATGAGTCAGTGCCAGGACATCACATGCAAATTATAACTTCTTATTTAAATAAAGATACTTTAACTGCATTCCAACGTAACGACGCTTGGAATAGTGGCTATGGAGAAGGTTGGGCATTGTATTCAGAAAAGTTAATGGATGAACTTGGTTATTTTGAAGATCCAGGATACAAGATGGGATATCTATTGTGTCAAGCCATGAGAGCAGCACGTTTAGTAGTTGACATTGGCTTGCATTTACAGTACAATTCCTTAGTAACAGACGGAAAATGGACACCAGAAGAAGCTGTTCAATACATGACTGACTACGCTTTGCTGAACCATAGTTATGCAGTGTCAGAGGTTAAGCGTTATATATCTTGGGCGGGTCAAGCAATAACTTATAAGTTAGGTGAGAGAGTTTGGCTACAAGCAAGAGAAGATGCTAAAAAGCGTTTAGGAAGTAAGTTTAATTTAAAGAAGTTTCATATGTATGCCTTGAAGCTTGGACCGATGGGTTTAGATATGCTAGATAGTGAACTTGCAAAATGGAATGGCCAGTAAATTATGATTTTTAAAATAGTAATGGAGAAAAAATAATGGATATACCAATGAATTCAAAAGTTAAAAAAGAAAGTCTTAAAAATTCTTTTTTGCAATTACCAGATGTTCTTGGAAACATTGCTGACTTGGCCCCAGGAAATAACTTTGATAAGTCTTGGATGGAGGGACTTAATCAATTTGAGATAGATAAAGTTTTTACTATTATCCCCCCTGAAGGCGATATTGAAGATGATGGAAGAGTAACCTACAAGTTTAATTCAGATGGTTTTAGATGTGATGAGTTTAAAAAAGATCACGAAGGAAAGCTACATGTTCTTTTTGCGGGATGTTCAGAAACAGAAGGTGTAGGCTCACCTCTGGATACATCTTGGGCAAAAATGTTTTATGACAGAATTGCTTACGTTAATGAAACTTCTGGATATTTTAATGTGGGTAAAGCTGGCTGGGGATTTCAAAAGATAGTTAGAGCTATAACTCAGTATGTTGGTAAATATGGAACACCAGACTATATCTTTTTGCTTCACCCAAATATTAATAGGCTTGTAGAATGGTCAGACGAACTAGAATATTATGTGTTACATCAGTATGGATCACAAGCCGATTCAGAGTCATCGTTTAGGCATGGTACTTATGGAAATATTACTAATTATTTAACAGTTAAAAAGCATAGAGATTTGTTTATTAACTTTGCATACACAATGACATTTTTGGAAGCATATTGTGAGGCGATAGGCACTAAACTTATTTGGACATGCTGGGAAACGGATGTTGATCATATTAATATTGTTAATATGGGGCATTTGTTTAAAAACTTTTTTGAATTACCAAATTCAGACAATTTGATGGAATTTATTAAAAGAGACCGACCTGATGGAAAGTTTAAAGTTGATGATTTAAAGAGAAGAGATAACCACACTGGTTTGCTTAAATGCAAATGGTGGGGTAACGCTTTTGCCGACCAAGCAAGGAAGAAGGGGCTAAATGTTCACCCGAATTTTTTCGTGGATTAGATTTAGAAAAGCTAAAAAAATTCTAAAGCAACCTAGAAAATATATTTATTAATGTCTGGAAAACTTGTATTTGCTGGTACACCAATAGGCAATATACGTGATGCTTCATTAAGATTGTCAGATGCAATTTATGAAGCTGACATAATCATTGCTGAAATTGATAAAACTTGTCATGATGTTTTAATGCAGATGGGCATTAATGTTTGGCATAAAATACAACAGTATGCAAATACTGTAAATATTAGTGGTGGAAATTACAATATAGCCCATGACCTTGAAATAATTTTGCAAGCAGTTCATGGTAAAAATGTTTTATTTTTATCAGATTTTGGTATGCCATGTATATCAGATCCAGGGCAGGGACTAATAAAACTTGCTAAAGATCACTATCCTGAGTTACATATAGATGTAATACCAGGACCCAGTGCTATTACTTTATCTTTTGTTCATGCAAATGCACCAGATGATAATGAATTTCATTTCTATGGATTTTTAAATGAAGAAAGATTTGAGCAAACAATAAGTAAGATTGCTGAAAGGAAAGATGAAACAGCAATCCTTTTCTTGCCTAGTTATAATAACTTTGACTACGCTGGACTTCTATGGGATATATATGATAGAATTGGCGAAAGGCAAGCAACTATATGTATAGATTTAACTACAGATAGAGAAAAGATAATAACTGGGTTACTATCCAGTATTATCCATGAATTCCGAGAATATACTGAGAATGGTGTATTTTATGTGACTTTAGTGCTATCTAGGCTTGACAGATAGAAAGAATACACGATACAATAAAGTATTCGTGCCATCAGGTACGATTATCCTGTACAGGGATATTAACGTATATACGGAAAGGTATAGATGAAGCTAAATAAAAAGATCGCTGTAGCCGTAGTTGGTGCATTGGCGTTTGCAGGTATTGCTGCACTCCCGTCACAAGCTGCCCCTACAGTCGCTTACACAACAATGTATGACACAACAAATGGTATTCAAGCTGTT